CGCCATTATCAATAAAGAATTTCCTGTATATAAAGTGAGCCTTAGTTCTAGGGTTCATTATTAGTATCACCCTGTTTATATTATCTAAAGTTCTAATTGACTCATCAATATCATCAAAGATATCCTCATCGTGTAATTCTTCAGCTTCATCTAATACCCAAGTAGTTACACCTTCAATAGATTTAAGGTTTGCTGTTTGCAATCCACTACCTGCTTTAATACCTCTAAATAGTATAACGCTACCAGTAACTTTATTAGTTATAGAACGTGCAGTGATATCGAAATCATCTTGCTTACCCATAAGTTCAATCTTCTTTAAGAACTCTGGTATAATACTAATCTCTGCTGAGGTCATCGTATATCTGGTAAACAGTATTGTATGCCCTTTCTCGTAAGTTAGTAGTAATAGGTTTAGCGTAATAGCAAATGACTTCCCACTTCCTCTTCCACCAGTAATAATAAAATACCTACTACCACTCGTTCTTAACGGTATATACTTATTGTTTATTGCTATTTCCTTCATCTTCTGTATATTTAATTACAAAACCTAGAGACGTATCGCCTTTAGTTTCTATAACCTGGTCTACAGATTTAAGCGATGGTACTATTTTATCACTCATTTTAAGTAATAAAGCTATTCTATCTTTTGGTTCTAACTCTGCTAAATCAGATATCAACTGGTCAATAGAACCTGATAGTATCTGTTGAAAAGCTTCTTTGATTTGAGCTGTTGTTTTATTCTTTGTTCCTGGAGGTCTTCCTCTACCTCTCTTTTCGTCTTCTCCTTTTGTAAATGCCATACCTTTATATTTATATATTAGTGTCAAAAAAACCACCCCGGTTAAGAAGTGGTTCATTTATTGTAGCTCTATTCACTACCGTTATCCTCTGCAGCCTCACCACTCGACTCTAAAGCCTCATACAGTTTGTTTATTAGAATGTAGTTTCTTGTTACCGTCTTTTCTAATACTGCTATCCTTTCGATGTTAGATAACTTCTTACCTCTTTTATTTACTTTTAATGTGTTACTCATAATTACAGTTTTACTGGTTAATCTCTAAATATATAAGATTATACAGCTATATACTGTTAAATAATTATTTAGTGTTAATAACGTACAAATCGTACAAGTCATTAATAGTTTTCTTCATACACGGTCCACAACTAGTTGCTTGCTTACCTATACCAAATGCTTTCTTGTATATTGAGTGTAAAATTCTCTGTTGTCTTCCTTGAATAAGATTAGGTACACCGTTTGAAAACAAATCACACAATACAGCATAGTCATTATCATCAATCTCGTTTACAACTTTCTTATTCCTAAATATATTCTTAATAGAATCTAAGTTAATCTTATTCCAAGCTTGCTTTCTTCTATCACAACCACAGTCAACACCTAACGCTTCACTAACAACTTCTACAGCTTTCTTAATTCCTGTAGCTTCAGTTATCTTCTCTACTACGTCTCCTAGACCCGTTTGAGCCTCTTTAAGAGCTTTTAATTCTTCTTTTAGTTGTCTATATTCTTTCTTAGTCTTTAAGCCCTCATAAGCATCCATATCGGCTTGCACTTGTTCTATAGTTCTGTTCATAATTATTATTATTTGTTATACGTTAGCCACCACATTCCAACACCAATAATTCCTTGGATTATACCAAATACTACTAGTGCGTTGTTCTTAAACCTGTTAAGTCCTGATAAATCAGTGTATACCTTTTTATATTGTTCTACAGTCGCAACCTTTTGTAATTCATTAACGAATTGTTCCGATGTTTCAATTTTAGTCACTTTATTTGTTAGCATTACTACTTCGTCTTCTAACCTTGATTGACCTGCTTTTAACTCCTTAAGTTCTGAAAGAATTAATTTCTGATAGTGGTCCCAAGACTCTTTGTTATCTTCATTCGGCATAATATCTTTTTTTATTAATTAATCTAAATATAAACCTCCATAAGAAGGGAAACCTTTATCTGGTCGCATGTCATCACCTACATTTGTATTGTATTCAGGAAATAACTCTGACTTATGACACAAGTAATCAACTAATCTCTTAGTGTAGTGCAAAGCTAATGCTTCATACTTCTCAACCATTGATTCAATCTCTGCTTTACTAACTACTTCTGAGTTCTCACTTGTTCCTTTAAAAACTCCTTTGTTAGCAACATTATAAGGTGCAAATGGTATAAACTCTACTAAAGTCCATCTCATTAACATCGGTTTAATATAATTATCAATTAATAAGGTATATGCAGCTGGCATAGTATCTGCTATAGCGTGTGCTTGAATAGCTTCGTACAAATCAGTACCTAAATAAGACTGTAAGTGTATATCTTGTGCTACCTCAACATAAGTTGATAGTTTATCATCATCTAAGCTTCCCGATAGCGGAGAGAACCTCTTAATGCTTTCGTTGTCTAATATTAAATACTTCATAACCTATCTTGTTGTTTTTTTGCTTAGTATTGATTTAACTTTATTCCATAGTGTTGTTTCAGCATCATCTGACATCTTTTCTTTGTCTATCTGTCTTAACTTACTTATTGCCCAGTTAACTCCAGCAGAACCTCCCCAAGCATCCCACATTAAACCACCACAACCTTCTGTATATGGTACGTCTTTATGTTGTTGATGTCTCTTAAACGACGCCATACGAGCAATTGTATCTCTTGAGATATTCTCACCTTTCGCTAATTGATTAGCTCTGTTCTTACCAGTTGCTTCTCCACAAGAACCCCAACCGTTTTCTTCAACCCACTTTAACGCTCTCTTAGCATTATTCTTTGCAGCTTCAGGATAATCATTATATGATAACTCTGTTATTTCTTCTTCACTAGATAACTCTTCAACAACCTCTTCTTCTTTCTCTTCAATTGTCTCATCATAGAAATCTAATGGTTGTGATGACTTAAAAAACAAGTCTAACGCAATCCCAGACTCAGCTAAGATGTCATCTAAGCAACTAACTATTTCATCTTGATATATCTTAATCAAAACATTATTCATTAGCTTAAAACTAGTTTCTATCTCATCAGCATTAGAACCAAATCCGCTACCTGTTTCTCTAACACCAACTAATAACGGAGAAGTAACACGATGCCCAACTATTAATTTGTTACGACACTCATCTGCTAAATACTGGTAATGGTCTGGTGCATTATCTAAAGTAAACCTTTCAAACGTTGTAGCATTCTCACCACTCTTGTTAAAGTTCACTAATAACTTCTGACCAGTTGCTCCAGTTAAGTTGCTAATCACTTTGTTCTTTACTCTTCTTCGCTCTTGCTTCGTCTTAGGTATTCCGCCGTTTAAATTAACCATCATAGAACCACTGAAACCATTCATAGTATCATTGATGAGGTAATCACCTATTTCTGATTCTAACTTAGCGTATGGTAATGAACTTGAATAATCTGGTGCACTATAATAGAATGAACCAGTAACATAAGGTTGTAAGATATATATCTCATTACCTTTCTTATTACCGAAACCAAATGCTGGTATTCTTTTTACATCATCTTCTGATATACCTTCTTCCCAAGTAGGGTGATATCCCCAGCTCTCTACTACACCACTATCACTTGCTTTAGCTGCACGTAATGTTTGCACAGGGAAATGAGTTAGTTTGTAAACCTCACCATTCTTATAAGTAGCTTGAATAGCACTCATACCCAACATCTTTCTATCAAGTATAACTTTCTTTAAATCCTTAGGTTTAAGTATTGATTTAAACTTCGCATACTGCTCAACGTTTTTATTAGCATCTTTAGCGTAGATTCCTCTACCATATATCATTGATGCGATACCATTTATAATCGCTTGATTAGTTGTCGATGTATTGTAATAGCTTATGATTTCATTAAAGTAATTGTTATCCTCACCATAATGAACATAATCCTTCTCTTGAATCTCTACGATTTTAGGTGCTGTGTAACTACTAAGCTGTATAGCTTCCATATTATTATAACTCATGCTCTAGATAAATTTATATTTCTTTGTTTCTACTTCTTCTTGAGGTACTAAATACTCTCCCTCGTCTAAACTATAGTTCTCTTCTGTTTGCTCTGATATTGTTTGTATCAATCCTCTATAAAGAACTTTGTAGTCTAGGTCTGTAACTACCATACTATATCTTCTATTGTCTTCAAAAAACATAGGTGGCGTAAATGAGTAACCATTATCCCGCTCCTCAAAATCAGGGACAAGCTCAGTCTCTTCCTTCG